CGACGTAGTCGCCTTGATCACTCTTTCGAGATGACAAGGTTCTCCTCCACAGTTGCAAACCTACAACTGTGTCCACCTATACTTGATACGATAGCGCTTAGGTAGCGCTATGAGATCTGCACTAATTACGTTAAGCTTTAAACAAGCTTTCCGCAATAGCAGGCTCCAGCCCGTCAGCCCGACTGTAAATTGTCGAGCCGACATACAAGGGATGCGATATTCTATAACTGAAAGTTTAGAATTCCACCTTCTCTTGTAATGCTGTGCAACATCAGTATAACGTCCGATAAGGTAAAGACCACGAGTGGTCTTCTCCATATCGTCCTCTCTGTATCTAGAAGATACAGGAACGGGGAACCCGAATGTCTCAGCAAAGAGATGTTCGAGTGACAAACCGATGCGCTCATAACCGTATTCTCGGATGAGGTTGTTGAAAACCTCCACCGTACGGAATGCAGATGGCATATCATCGCGAGTTGGGATTGCTTTGCACCTAACTGGCACGACGCGATTACCGTTGAAGTAATCACCGCCGCAGGACTCCCGGAAGGGACCGTCCAGGAAGGACTTTCCAACGTTGACTACTAGTCCAACGTCTTCCAGCGCACTCATAACCTTCGGAGCATGCTCCGTTGGTACAATGATATCGTCACCGAACACACTTACAATAAGTGGCCGGTGATTGAAGTCACGCGGGTACCTATAGGCCCCGTTTGTGACTCCACAGGCGGCTAGAGAGATCGCCCAGAAACAAATACTCTCCACTGGGAAGCAAACTGCTGAACCCATTGGAGCGAATTTGTGGAAGGTGACAACGTCACCATCCGGAAGCACCGTCGATAAAGAGCGTGAAGCTCTAAATGCGGCGACCCATGTCTCAGGGAATAGGTAATTAACCAGTTCCATGCTGACACGGTCAGATGCTTCTTTCAGATCGAGCGTAGCGTAGTCTCCTGTAAGGGAGCCCTGCTGCGCCAATCTCTGGTTTCTAGTCTGATCAGTAAAACCGATCTGACCGGCGACCCTTGGGTCTCTTCCCACAGTATCATACAGTAGCTTCATTAAGCCTTGCTGTATGTACATAAACTCTCGAGGCTCCTCACTTATTAGGCGAGGCCCCCTAGAGTCTTTAGGTACTAAGACCGCCTTTGCCGGCGGATCTGCTACCACAGCCTCAAGCAACTTGCTGACTTCGTCAACAAGGTGCGTAGGGTTATAGAAGAAGTACTTGTCATAGTCGAAAACATGAGCGAGACGCTCTATGTATCTAAATGACTCGTACCTCCTGTGGGGAACTACCCCACATGCAGAAGACCCGCTACCGTGGCGGGGGAAGATGTCGAGCGGGTTTACACCCGCCAGAAACCTACGAACAATACGACGTGCTTGTTTGAGCACACTGCAAGAAGCAGAATAATCGTACCGTAGTTCCCCTACCTCCCTGTCGGCGTTGCGAAACGCGTTCAGGACAGAGCTAACTTGCTCATCGGTAAACGGCAACTCTAACTTATAGAACAGGTGAGAAACCTGCCTTATAAGTTGCACCGCATCCGTATCTATTTGGCTTAAAGGGCGAAGGGTCCCATCTTTCTCAAAGATGTTCTCCCAAGCCCGCACAAACAGACGTGGATAGACACCACCTTCAACCTTGGCGAAGCCCGGAAACAAATCCAGGCAGTCCGAGGTCTCTCTTGCAGATACTGGTAAACAGTCCTGCTGGGAGGGGGTCGAAACGGTCACAGTCATTCTGACGAATGACCCGCTGGGGCCTGCCAAGAGCTTGCTCTTGGTATAGGTCCCTGAGAAAGACAATCTCTTGTCGTTCTCCGAGATAGTAAAGAACGTATCCTTCCGAAAGGAAGGGCGCTCCCCACCAGAATTTACTGGTGCTATCTTGGACGAGTCGATGCTGTGCTCTATGCACCTGTAGCGGCGTAAGCCGCGAGACAGGTGGGGAGTTAATATCCCAGGTGTAACCGAACGTAAGTCCGATTGCATCTTCATGAGCTGCAGCATTCCCTTGTCCAGGCGGTTCAATGTAACCGTAAGGAAGGTTATGCCTTCTGCCGCGATACGCCGCTTCAAGACAATTAAGTCTCGTTGCTCCACGTATTTCGACAGTTTGGTTTGGGTTAGAACGATGAGCATTAGCTGCTCTAAGCTTTTCAGATTTTCCATTCATTTTGGATAGTCTCTTAAGCCATGTCTCTACTAACCTACTCCCAGACACTTCAGTGTCGTCACTTCCTCTTACGAGGAAGCCTGCGAGCCCAGCCAATCCATTTCAAAGGATTGACGGGCTTTCCTTGTACCAACCGCGTGTACAGTACCAAACAGGAAATCACTACCGTTAAAGGCAGTGATCCCTGGAAAGCGTCGATCACTAGATCGAGCTCATCAGGTATTGACGTGGTTTGAGGATCCAATACTTCCACAGGCCCGTAGGGCTCAGGGAAGAGTGCAGAACTCGGTTCAGCCATACATTATGTAAGGTGAGACTGAGTGAAGGGGGCTTCAGTAAGAAGCCTCCGCGAGTGCATCGCGCACGTCCGCGACTTCGAGGAATTCCTCGAGAGTCTCGGTCATGTCCTTCGTGCCCTGAATAGGGGCATCGGCGGTACGGGTGAGTTTAACGTCACCCTGGATCCAAGAATCGTACTTTCCAGTAACCTCGTTCAAGACGGGTTTACGGAATTGCACGATCGTGGTAACAAGGCCACTGCTGGACTGATTGTGACGAACAGTCGCAATCGTACGGCCAGCAAGGTCTCCGTTAGGAGACGGCGCCATGAACAGTGCGACTCCCGGATTGGGAGCTTCAGCACGTGAGTAAATGACGTCTGCGGCAGGAGAGCCGACATTGAGTGTGAATGAGGTAGTAGGCAGAGCCATGACAGTTGTTCTTTCTAGTTGTACGGGAGTGTATCTTCAATTTGTCGATACGACCCTTCTTACACAAGGATAGTGTAGATAGGAAACCCGGGTTAATGAGAAGTACTCAACCGAGCCACTCGGCACGGAAGAGCGCCTACTCAAATTGCATACGTGCAATTATGAGTGAGACAATGTTGCCAGCTTGTTTAAGGCTTGGCATGCGAAACTGCGGAGGTACTAGGAAACCGTAAGATAACGGTCCTGGCTTCCGCTTGTAGTCTTTCTTGAAAGCAGACCCGAATAGGGTCGTTTGCTTAAAGTTAGACCACTGAGCTTGATACTGTCCGTTATCAACGTAAACAGTACAATCTACGTGCTTCTGTGTTTTCACAGAATAGCCATCTTGAAGAATAGTAAAAGGAACCTCAACGAGGTTACCATCAAACTGTCTCAAGAAGTCACCAACGCCGTAAAAATAATCGACCAAAAACGACCATGGAATTAGATTCCAGATGGCCGATAAAGGTTGATCGATTCCTACAGCATCCAACCAAGCATCAAGCTCGGAGGGAGGTGATACTAGCGAGGACCAATGATATTGGACCCTTGCCCAGGCTACGACACGACGCGTGCCCGAGGTGCGAGTAACCCAACCGTTTCTATCGTTTGGGGGACTTGCTGTAGCGTCGAACGTGTCAACGTTCAATGCTTCCTCAGTTACGGCTCTAACTACCACAGGTTTCACACTGCGGAGTTTATCGAGCTGCTTAAGCATATGCTTATGACTCTTCAAGAGTGACTGTAGATCCGCAATAAAGGGATCTACAGCAAAGTTCTTGAAGAGGTTAGCGTTGGCAATCGTCTTAGCGACGGTTAGAACGGGTTGAGATTGGAGGTGGCGGATAAAACCGCTTGATACCTCTGCTCTGTAACTCCTGCCTAACTGTGGACTAAGATGCCTCTCCAGACCATTAAAAATGGTCTTGAATTCCCTGAGTTCACCCAGGAAAGTCGGGAGATTGAAACCTGAATCAGCCACACCAAATTGCAACGAGTTTATCGTGCGATTGATCTGATCTGTTTCAGTCGAAGGGAATGATCCCCTCGCTAGACCGAAGTCTAGTTTCGATTTGCCGCAACCTGCACTACCCGTACTCGTGATCTCTAAGGCCTTTCCAAAGGCCGTCGATTTGTGAACATTGTTCACAGTCACGTGAGGAGCCGCATACGCAATATTGGTATGCAAAACCTCATTGTACGAGTCACGTCCACCACCGTAGTCCGTAATGGACCCGATGGAACCGACACAGCTAGAATAACCAGCTATATCAGAATCGAAGTTCTTGGTCAGTAGGCTTTCACGCCAAGCTGAACCATGAACATACGCCCAGCCCAAAAATGAAGGCCAGTTGTATCGTCCCGCTCTCGTAAGAGTGGCAGGAAGTTCGACGACGGTGTTCCATGTCTTAGTTGTGCTCATAGTCGATAAGATACGCATCCCTTTCCG